AGATTTGTAATAGCATTGTATTTTGGTAGGAAAATATTTTAGGTATAGTATTCCGCCAAGATACAATGCTATTAATAGGCTATTTACTAACAGATATTTATGTAAAGATCTATTTTTCAAGGTTAATTTTCATTGTTATAACGATAGGTGCCATTAGAGAGAGAATCACTTTCGTTAATAGAGTCGTTATCATAGATAGAGTCATTTTGGTAGATAGCATCTGAACGAGATTCTTTTTGAGAAGATTCTCCTAAGACTTTTATAAGGACAATCTGCCCAACTGAAATAGCAGTGCCTACCAATCCTATCGCTAATGCAGCGATGAGTAGTCCCTTTTGGGCGCTAGCTTTATGAGCTATATATAATCCTATTGCCGAAATTGTGATAGATACAACTCCTATGGGAATCGCTAAGATACCTACACAAGGTATGAATGCTATCCCAAGGTTGATAATGGCTAATACTAAGGATAAAACCTCAAAAACTATAACAGTTTGATTTTTCTTGTGAAAAAACTGTTGGTTAAATTCATTCATTTTGCTCAATTTTAATAATAAGGCAAAGGTACAAATAATTTGTAAATTAGCAAAATTAGCAACTTAGTGAGAGATTATACACTGAGTTTAGTTTTAGATTATATTTATTTTTTGCTTATTCCGTAATTATTTACTATTTTTGGCACGTTTTTTTAATATATATATGAGTATAGGGTTTTTTGGGTATTTTTTTTGTCCACCCCTTACTTGAGGCTGTTTGATGATGTTTGATGATGTTCGTCGATCGAATTTTCACATTAGTCACATCTGTAACAAAACCCCGCCCATTCCAAGCATGCCCCCTCTACAATACGTGTGACACTCCTTGTCGCAATCTACGCATATAATGATAAGAAGGATAGAAACAAGCCTATCCCTTCTTATAGGCTTACCCAGAGGAGCACACTATGCGTGAGTCACAATTCCAAGCACAGCTCATCAAGAAGCTGAATAAGATGCTTCCGGGGATCATCATTCTGAAAAATGACCCCAACTACATTCAAGGTATACCCGATCTGATTCTTCTCTACAAGAATCGTTGGGCAGCCCTTGAGGTGAAGCGAGGCGCTATTGCGTCAGTCCGTCCGAACCAGGCACACTACGTTCGGACAATGCATGCCATGTCGTATGCGGCATTCATCTACCCTGAGAACGAGAGCGAGATCCTCAGTGAAGTTCAACAATCACTCACAGCTTAATGGAGCCCACGCATTCCTGAGTGCCAGTAAGTATCACTGGCTCAACTACTCCCCTGACAAACTGATCGAGACCTTCCGAACCGCCCAGGCTGCCGCAAAAGGCACCCGTCTTCACGAGCTCGCCGCTGAGCACATTCGGTTGAAGATGCGCATGCCCCGAAACAAGGTGACATTCAACAACTATGTTAACGATGCTATTGGGTTTCGGATGGAGCCGGAGCAAGTCCTGTTTTACTCGGTCAACTGCTTTGGCACTGCTGACGCTATCTCCTTTGACAAGGGTCTGCTTCGCATCCACGATCTGAAGACTGGCGTTCATCCCGCCAAGATTGATCAGCTCATGATCTATGCGGCACTCTTCTGCCTCGAGTATGATGAGCGTCCTGGGGCTATCAACTACGAGCTCCGTATCTACCAGAATGACGATATTCAGGTAGCAAACCCTGAGGGCGACGACATCGCCCCTATCATGGACACCATCATCCAATTCGACAAGCTTATCGAGAAGATCAAGGAAGAGGAGGCCTAATGGATCTCGCTCACTATGGTGTTAAGCGTAAGTCTGGACGTTACCCCTGGGGTTCCGGAAAGGATCCGCATCAGCACTCGGGCGACCTCCTCTCTACCATCAAGGATCTGAAGGCGAAGGGTCTCTCTGAGACTGAGATCGCCAAGGGTCTTGGGATGACCACCACCCAGCTTCGAGCCCAGAAGTCTATTGCCAAGAACGAGAAGCGTAAGGCTGACGTTGCAATGGTGGCCCGGCTCAAGGAGAAGGGCATGTCCAACACGGCCATTGGCCGTCGAATGGGCATCAACGAGTCCTCTGTTCGAGCGCTTTTAGACCCCACCCTCAAAGAAAGGGCGGGGAGTACTGAGGCGCTTGCCAAGGAGCTCAAGAAGCAGGTTGGTAAGGACGGTCTGCTTGACGTCGGTCTCGGCGTTGAGGTCAACATGGGTGTTACGAGCACCAAGATGAAGACCGCAACCGCCATGCTCGAGGCTGAGGGCTACCACGTCCACAAGGTGAAGGTCCAGCAGCAGACGACTGGTAAGTTCACCGAAATGAAGGTCCTAGTTCCTCCGGGCATGGACTACAAGACGGTTCTGGCCAAGAGGGGCGAAATTAAGGCCCCAGGGGTCAATATTGAGGACCAGGGTCATACTGTATACGGTATCGAGAAGCCCACTGCAGTTTCCAGCAAGCGACTGAAGGTCCGCTATGGAAACGAGGGTGGTACCGATATGGACGGTGTAATTGAGGTTAGACGTGGAGTCAAAGACCTATCCCTCGGTGGCTCAAACTATGCTCAGGTTCGAATCAGTGTTGACGGCACGCACTACCTCAAGGGTATGGCGATGTACTCGGATGACATTCCCAAGGGATATGATCTCCGATTCAACACCAACAAGAAGAATACCGGAAACAAACTGGATGCTCTCAAGAAGCAGACAGGTGACCCGGCGAACCCGTTTGGCTCAGTAATCCGCAAGCAGCTTCACTACACTGATGCCCACGGCAAGAAGAAGCTGTCGGCGATGAACATTGTTAACGACGAAGGTACCTGGGGCGATTGGTCTAAGACCTTGAGCTCCCAGTTCCTTTCGAAGCAGCCAGTCTCTCTTGCTAAGCAGCAGCTTCAGAAGGTACGAGACAAGCGCCGGGCAGAGTTCGAAGAGATTATGGCTCTCACGAACCCCTCGGTCAAGAAGAAGCTGCTTCAGTCGTTTGCCGACTCTGTTGACTCCGATGCCGTCGATCTTAAGGCGGCAGCTCTACCTCGGCAGGCCAGTCAGGTAATCCTTCCCGTTCCCAAGATGAAGACTACGGAGGTTTACGCCCCCAACTTCAAACATGGGGAGAAGGTTGTTCTTGTTCGCCACCCTCACGGTGGACGATTCGAGATTCCTGAGCTGACAGTCAACAACAAAAACCCCCATGCCAGAAAAGCAATAGGGACCAAGGTTAAGGATGCAATCGGAATCCACCCTAAAGTGGCAGAGCGTTTGTCTGGTGCAGACTTCGACGGAGACTCTGTTCTCTGCATTCCGAACAACAGCGGAAAGGTGAAGACCTCTCCTGCTCTGAAGGGCCTGAAGGATTTCGATCCCAAGGTTATGTATCCTGCCTACCCCGGAATGACACCCATGACTTCTAAGCAGAAGCAGATGAAGATGGGTGAGGTCTCAAATCTGATCACTGATATGACAATCGGTGGTGCAAACCAGGCTGAGATTGCCCGGGCTGTTAGGCACTCCATGGTTGTGATTGATGCCGAGAAGCACAAGCTCAACTACAAGCAGTCCGAGATCGATAACGGTATTGCCGCCCTTAAGAAGAAATACCAGGGCAAGGCAAATGCTGGGGCTTCTACTCTCATTAGCCGTGCTTCATCTGAGAAGCGGGTTGCTGAAAGAAAAGCCCGGTCCGCTTCAAAGGGTGGGCCTATCGATAAGCGGACAGGTCGCAAGGTCTATGAAGAGACTGGGGCTACTTATGTAGACAAGCATGGTAAGACTGTGCTTCGTACTGAGAAGTCTACCAAGTTGGCCGAGACCCATGATGCATACTCCCTCGTTTCTAAGAACGGGAGTGCTATCGAAACGGTCTATGCCAATCACTCTAACGAACTGAAGGCTATGGCTAACGAAGCCCGCAAGGCTACACTTGCTATCCCCTCTGTTCGAAAGAACCCCCAGGCTGCTAAGACATACGCCCCTGAAGTTAAGTCCCTCAAGGCCAAAGTAAACGAGGCCCTCCGGAATAAACCCAGGGAAAGACAGGCTCAGGTCCTAGCTGACGCAGTCATTAGGGCTAAGAAGCAAGCTGATCCAACTCTTGCCAATGATAAAGAGCGCCTCCAGAAAGCCCGGCGCCAGGCTTTAGCCGAGGCCCGTCAAAGAACGGGGGCTGGTAAGAAGCCTTTCTCTATCACACCTCGAGAGTGGCAGGCTATCCAGGAAGGTGCTGTATCACAGGCTGCACTGAACAAGGTTCTTGAACTTGCTGATGAATCAGTAGTTAGGGAACTGGCTACACCTAGGGCACAGCCTAAGATCTCGTCCAGCATGGTGTCCAGGGCCAAGGCTATGAGTAGTAGAGGTAAGACTGCTGCTGAGATTGCTGAAGCTTTGGGAATCTCAACAACATCTGTACACCGTGCTCTAGAGGAGGGCTGACCATACCATGGTACACACCCTCTCACAGGGCCTCTCTGAGGAGGTCTACTATGGCTAGGATGTTGAGTACTATCGACAATCCTTACGATCCAAGAACTTCATGGGACGAATGGTTTGCTTTTGACACTGCCCACGGCTACGGTACCTGTGGCCTCCTGGCCAGGCTGTGCACATCAAGCGATTCGTTAAGTGAAGAACTTGAAATCGAAGAAATTGAAAATGCAATTGATCGAATTCTCAATCTTGATGGAACAAATTTCTATCAAACTTTTGAGATCGATGATTGAAAAATAAAAATTTCTTCGTCGACCCGGGGGAGGGGGGTCTCGCATTTAGGCCCCCCACCCTCATCGCCGCCCCCTCCATATTTTCCCCGGAGGGATATTTGGAAAGCCAATTGGGGACTAGGTTCTAGGGCCCACAGGAAGTTTCTCGTGTGCTCCTTTCTTCCTGCTGGTCTCGCTCACAACGGGCCCTAGAATCTAGCCCTCAATTGGCCCCAAACGCCCTCTATCTAAGGAGCAACTATGGGTAAAAGGGCCGCAACACCCTCTAAACCCGCTCGAACTGTGGAGCAACGCGAAGCGCAAATGATCAATCTGGCGCTTGAGCTTGCCGAGAAGCAGCTTCGAGAGGGTACAGCACCGGCAACCACGGTGAATCACTACCTCAAGCTCGCCTCCACAAGAGAACAGCTCGAGGTAGAGAAGCTGAGGAACGAAACAGCACTTCTCGAGGCGAAGAAGACAGCACTAGTCAGCGCTGAGCAAGCCGAGAAGATTGCCAAAGAAGCCATCGAAGCCTTCCGTACATACTCTGGAGCGGGAGATGTTACGAACGTATACTGAACTGGCGCGCCTCGAGACCTTTGAGGAGCGGTTTGACTACCTGGCTCTCACCGGGCAAGTCGGTACAGCCACGTTTGGCTTCGATCGTTACCTGAACCAGCGATTCTACACCTCAACGGAGTGGAAGAAGGTCAGGAACTTTGTTCTGGCTCGAGATGAAGCCTGCGACCTCGGGATCGAGGGACTTGACATCAGATACATGCCGCTAATTCACCACATGAATCCGATTCAGCCTAAAGATCTCGAGGAATTCAATCCAGACATCCTCGAGCCAGAGTTTCTCATTACCACAACCAAGAATACCCACAACGCGATACACTTCGGAGACCGATCGAGGTTGACACCACGAGTTGTTGAGCGTCGACCGAATGATCAAGCTCCCTGGAGGATCTAATGGGAACCATTCTTGAAGACACTAAGAAGGCAATCGGCATTATGCCGGGTTATGATGCCTTCGACGACCAGATCCTGATGCACATCAACACTGCACGTATGGATCTCGCGCAATTGGGGCCAAAATGCGACGTCCCGATTGAGAAAGATACCGCTTGGACCGTCTTCGATTCGATCGACGATGAAGCGGCCATCAAGTCTTACATCGCCATGAAGGTTAAGCTGTTCTTCGATCCACCGGGGAACTCCTTCTTGGTATCGGCCTACCAGAAGCTGATCGAGGAGGCAGCATGGCGACTGATCTATCAGACCGAGGGGAAGCAGAGGTAGAAGACCTCGTCCACCACGGCGTAAAAGGCCAGAAATGGGGCGTAATCCGCAAGAAGGCTAGCGCTGGTCGGAAGGCCACCATCAAGGCTATCCAGAAGAGCGGGCGATTCACCGCCAACGCCACCAAGACGACTATCAAGACCGCCCGAACTGGAGCGGCTAAGGTTCAGAAGGCTAAGCAGGCTCACGATGCCCGAGTTGCCGGAAAGAAGCAGGCAAAGGCCGACGCAAAGGCCCGAAAGAAGTTCGCAAACCGCGGGTATAAGAAGATCAGCGACACCGAGCTCCAGTCCCGAATTAAGCGGCTGGAGCAAGAGAAACGCTATCGGGAGCTCAAGGCCGATCGCCACCTGGTTCGAGGTCGTGAAGTCACTCGATCGATCCTCGAGAACTCTCTGACCAAGGCTGGAACGTACGCTGCAACCAAGGCTATGAAGACTGCTTTCGATAAGTCATTCGATCCCGGTAAGACTGGGAAGTCGGCCGGAGAGACACTCAAGAAGGCGGCAGAGAAAGCTAAGGAAGCTGCCGAGGCTGCGTCGGTTGTCGCCGAAGAGGCACACAAGACGTATAACTCTACTGGTGGACCCGATCAAAAGAAGCTCCCGAAGGCATCCGCCCCCAAGCAGATCGAGAAGCCGAAGTCGTACAAGCAGACCAAGCCCTCCCCCAAGAAGAAGCGTTACCCGCGCAACCCTGGGAGCACAGCTAAGTAATGCTCTCGAACACCGCAGTACCAAAATACTACGGGCAGTTTCAAGATGCAGTCGTCCGAGGAGAGATTCCGGTATGTGAAGAGATCTCATGTGAGATGAATCGCATCGATGCTCTCATCGCAAACCCGGAATACTACTACGATGACAAGGCTGTAGAGGGCTTTATCGCTTACTGCGAGAACGAGCTCACACTGTCCGACGGAGCCGACCTCCATTTGCTCGACAGCTTCAAGCTCTGGGCCGAACAGCTCCTTGGCTGGTACTACTTCGAGGATCGCCAGGTCTTCGTCCCCTACGAGGACGGGGTCGGCGGTCGATACGAGACCAAAACAGTAAAGAAGCGCCTAACGATCAAGCAGTATCTGATCGTTGCTCGTGGAGCAGCGAAGTCGATGTATATGTCACTCATCCAGAACTACTTCATGGTGATTGACACCACAACGACTCATCAGATCGCTACAGCTCCGACAATGAAGCAGGCTGAAGAGGTGATGGGTCCATTCAGGACCGCAATCACACGAGCCAGAGGTCCGCTGTATAAGTTCCTGACTGAGGGATCTATTCAAAATACAACTGGTGCGAGGGCTAACCGCCAGAAGCTGGTTGCTACGAAGAAAGGCGTGGAGAACTTCCTCACCGGATCACTTCTCGAGGTTCGACCTATGTCTATCGATAAGCTTCAGGGTCTTCGGCCCAAGGTTTGTACGGTAGATGAGTGGTTATCCGGCGACATCCGCGAGGACGTGGTCGGTGCGCTAGAACAGGGTGCCTCGAAGATCGATGACCCGGTCATTCTGGCCGTCTCATCTGAGGGAACCATCCGCAATGCGGTGGGCGACACCATGAAGATGGAGTTGCTCAAAATCCTGAAGGGCGAGTACATCGCCCCTCACATCTCAATCTTCTACTACAGACTTGACGACATCAAGGAAGTAGCAGATCCTGCTATGTGGGTGAAAGCCCAGCCGAACATCGGTATCACCGTCTCTTATGATCGGTACCAGCAGGACGTCGAGCGAATGGAACAAGCTCCAGCTGCTCGAAACGACATCCTCGCCAAGAGGTTCGGAATCCCCATGGAGGGATACACCTACTTCTTCACCTACGAGGAGACAATCCCGCACAGGAAGAACACCTTCTGGAACATGCAGTGCGCTATGGGCGCCGACTTGTCCCAGGGCGATGACTTCTGTGCATTCACCTTCCTGTTCCCACTCCGGAATCAGGCTTTCGGCGTAAAGACGCTGGCATACATCTCTGAGCTGACGCTCATGAAGTTGCCTGGTGCCCTACGCCAGAAGTATGACGAGTTCATCCAAGAAGGAAGCCTCCGAGTCATGGAGGGTACCGTCTTGGATATGATGGAAGTCTATGAAGATCTAGACCAGTACATCGACGAACAGAAGTACGACGTCTCGGCGTTTGGGTTTGATCCATACAATGCCAAGGAGTTCGTAACCAGGTGGGAGCAGGAGAACGGACCGTACGGTATCGAGAAGGTAATCCAGGGCGCTAGAACTGAATCAGTCCCCCTCGGGGAGCTGAAGAAGCTGGCCTCTGAACGCCTCCTCATCTTCGACCAGGAACTCATGTCATTTACCATGGGGAACTGTGTCACCCTTGAGGATACCAACGGAAACCGAAAGCTACTGAAGAAGCGCTCGGAAGAGAAGATCGACTCGGTGGCTGCTCTGATGGATGCCTTCGTGGCATACAAGATCAACAAGGAGGCATTCGAATGAGCGAGGAGGTGAAATGGGTCTTAGTGATCGACTAGCTCACGCATGGAATGCGTTTTCAAAATCCCCGGACAAGAAGAACTTCACGCCGGAGTATGGTTCATGGACATTCGGTAATCCAAACCTGAATTACCGACCTGTTGTCGGTGACCAGACAATCGTCACTAGCATCTACAACCAGATTGCTATCGATGTATCGAATGTTCCTATTCGACACGTCAAGACTGACGATAATGGCAACCTCAAGAGCTACTACCGTAGTTACCTTGATGACTGCCTGTCTCTGAGCGCCAACATCGACCAGACCGGTCAGGGATTCTTCCAGGATTTGGTACTCACGCTCTTCGAAGAGGGCGCTGTAGCGATCGTTCCTGTAGACACTGATGTCAGCCCAGATTTGACTCAGGGTTACGACATCAAGTCTATGCGAGTCGGCACAATCCTGAACTGGTATCCTCGCCACGTTCGAGTTGAGGTCTACAATGACCAAACTGGACAGCGAGAACAGCTGACTCTTGAGAAGGAGTTCGTTGCGGTTGTACAGAATCCTCTGTACAGTGTGATGAATGCTCCGAACTCTACGCTGCAGCGACTGACGCAGAAGCTCCACTTGTTGGACGCCATCGATAAGCAGTCTGGATCGGGTAAGCTGGACATCATCATTCAGCTTCCGTACGTCGTCAAGACAGAGCTGAAGAAGCAGCAGGCCGAGGCACGACGTAAGGCGATTGAGGAACAGCTCGCAGGGTCTCAGTACGGTATCGCTTACACCGACGGTGCAGAGCGAATCACTCAGCTGAACCGACCTTCCGAGAACAACCTCATGAGCCAGATTCAGTGGCTCACCACCCAGCTGTACAACCAGCTCGGAATGACTGAGGATGTCTTCACCGGCAAGGCTGATGCTCGACAGATGCTGAACTACCAGAACCGAACGGTTCGTCCAGTTCTGAAGGCGATCACGGATGCCATCACCAGGACTTTCCTCACCAAGACTGCCCGAACGCAGCGTCAGCGGATCATGGCGATCGAGGATCCGTTCCTCAACGTCCCGCTGGAGGAGATGTCCAAGCTGGTCGACTCCGTCAAGCGCAACGAGATTGGTACGGCCAATGAGCTTCGACCGAAGTTCGGCTGGGCCCAGTCCGAAGACGAGACAGCAAACCAGTTGGTGAACTCCAACATCAATCCGATGGGCGAGGAACAGCCGCCTGGCGAAGAGCCGGTCGACGACGTCCCTGCATCGGAGGTACCAATTTCCGAACTGATGGAGAGTAGTCAAAATGGCAGTTAAGTGCGATTTCTCTGGCTACGCCACGAAGAACGATGTTCGGTGCTCGGATAACAAGGTAATCCGACACGGGGCTTTCGCGGCGTACGACGGGAAGACTGTACCTCTGGTCTGGCAGCACAAGCACGGCGACGTCGAGAACGTCCTCGGGCATGCCGACCTTGAGGTTCGTGAGGACGGCGTCTACGCCTACGCCCACCTCAACAATACCGATCGTGGCCGGACCGCTCGAGAGATGGTCAAGAACGGCGACATCAAGGCGATGAGTATCTACGCCACCCATGTTCGGGCTCGGGGCAACGACGTTGTCCACGGCGAGCTCGTCGAGGTGAGCCTGGTGCTCCGCGGCGCCAACCCGGGTGCCCTCATCGACCAGGTCTCCATCGAGCATGGCGACAACGGCGATGAGATCGAGGCTGTCATCTACACGGATGAGCAGCTGGACTTCGTTTCTCACGGCGATGACTTTGAGGACGAGGATGAGGACTTCGACGCGGAGGAGACGGATGACGTCGAGCACGCTGAGGAGGAGCCGGATGCCGATGAGGCTGAGGGCGACGAGGATGACCCGACACTCGGGGAGATCTTCGAAGGGATGACAGAGGAGCAGAAGACGGCGGTTTACGCCATCGTCGGACAGCTCGTCGATTCCGTAGATGAAGAGGCGGAGGAGTCTGAGACCGAAGAGGCCGAGGACACCGCCCATTCCGACACAACTGAGGATACTATGGCTCACAAGAACGTGTTTGAGGGCTCCGCTACCACCGAGGAGCTCCCCGTCCTGACTCACGCCCAGGTCGAGACCATCTTCGAGGACGCTCGCTCCAGCGGCTCCCTGAAGCAGGCCATCCTGGCTCACACCGACGCTTACGGCATCAAGCAGATCGAGACCCTCTTCCCTGAGGCCAAGGATCTGTGGAACACCCCGGAGTTCATCAAGCGTAAGACCGATTGGGTCAACGCTGTTGTGGGTGGCGCCAAGCACTCGCCCTTCTCCCGTATTCGCACTCGCTTCGCCGACATTACGGCGGATGAGGCCCGTGCCAAGGGTTACATTAAGAGCAGTAAGAAGGAAGACGAGGTCTTCACGCTTCTGCAGCGTGTCACCTCGCCGACCACCATCTACAAGAAGCAGAGGTTGGATAGGGATGACATCCTGGACATCACTGACTTTGATGTGGTGTCCTGGATCCGTGGTGAGATGAAGATCATGATCGAGGAGGAGCTCGGTCGAGCCGTCCTCATCGGTGATGGTCGTCAGGCCTCCTCCAAGGACAAGATCAAGGAGGACTGCATCCGCCCGATCTACAAGGAGGACAGCCTCTACGCTCCTCGCGTCGTCCTGGCCAAGGAGACCACCACCGAGGACGTCCTGGACTCCATCGTCCGTGCCATGGACGACTATGACGGTGCTGGCAACCCCACCTGGTTCGCCGAGCCCCACATGGTCACCGAGATCCTTCTGCTCAAGGACAAGATGGGTCACCGTATGTTCCGCAGCGTTTCTGAGCTTGCTGACTACGTCGGCGTCTCGAAGATCGTCAAGGTTCCGCTCATGAAGGGCCTGCAGCGCTCCTCCGCCAAGAACGGCACTGTCGACGCCCTCGGCATCATCGTCAATATGTCCGATTACACCATCGGTGCGGACAAGGGTGGTCAGCTCTTCGCAGCTGAGGACTTCGACATCAGCTTCAACCAGTACCATTACCTCTTGGAAACTCGCCTCTCCGGTGCGCTGACTCACCCGAAGTCGGCGATCATCGTTGAGCGGAAGACCGAGGCTGGTAACGTCGTCCCGGAGCCGTGATAGATGGCCAAATTCTTCGGTGAGATAGGATTTGCTACACAGGTCCAGACCGAGCCGGGAATTTGGGAAGACAAACCAATCGAGAAGCAGTACTATGGCGATGTGTTTCGTGAAGCACGCCGCTTTGGTGCCAGCGATGAGGTTCTGGGGAGTATCAACCTCAGTAACCAAATCAGCGTTATCGCTGACGGTTTTCTAACAGATAACATCCAGAACCTCAAGTACGTACGCTGGATGGGGGGACTTTGGAAAATCTCCTATGTGGAACTGAAGTTCCCCCGTCTGGTTCTCGAGTTGACGGGGGTGTATAATGGACCGACGGCTAACTCTCCATGAGAAGCTGGTAGAGATCCTCGGGTCGGACAAGGTCTATTACCAACCACTCCCGTCGCTTAAGCTCTCGTATCCGTGCATCGTATACGAGCGGCATCCGGGCGATCCGATGTACGCGGACAACCTCAAGTATATCAAAGCAAACCGGTTCCAGGTTACTCTGATTGCCCGGCATCCCGAGGACCCGACACGAACGAAGATCGAGGACCTTTTGTTCAGCCGCCATGAGTCTCGGCTCGTAGCGGATAACCTCTATCACGACATCTTCGACGTCTACTATTAGGAGTTAACATGGCTGCACTTGTCTGGGATAAGACTGGTGAGCGCCGTATTGAGACTGGTGTCGACCATTGCGCACTGTATGTGTACGACCCGGTTCAGAAGACCTACGGCAAGGGCGTGGCTTGGAATGGTATCACCGCCATCTCCGAGAAGCCCGAGGGCGCCGAGGCTACTGACCTCTACGCTGACAACATTCTGTACCTCTCGATGCTCTCGGCCGAGAAGCTGAAGGCCACCATCGAGGCGTACACCTACCCTGACGAGTTCGAGCAGTGTGACGGTTCCGCCACGCTGACGAAGGGCGTCAAGATCGGTCAGCAGGACCGACTGGCTTTCGGTCTCGTCTACCGCACCAAGATCGGTGACGACGTGGCTGGTCAGGACAAGGGCTACAAGCTCCACGTCCTGTACGGCTGCAAGGCCTCTCCTTCCGAGAAGGGCTACAAGACCGTCAACGACTCTCCCGAGGCGATCTCCTTCTCCTGGGAGCTGTCCACCACGCCGGTCAACGTGTCTGGTGCCAAGCCCACCTCGCTGCTGACCATCTCGTCTCTGGACGTCGATTCCGGAAAGCTGAAGGCCCTCGAGGCCAAGCTGTTCGGTTCCGACGCCGGTCAGGGCGGAGCCTCGGCCACCGAGCCCAAGCTCCTACTGCCGGACGAGATCAAGGCGCATTTCGCAGGCTGATATACCACACCGGGGGCTCAGAGACCTAGACTCCTGGGCCCTCGGTGCCTGCAATGCTTATAGTTTCTATCCCGGATCTCGACGGGTTCGACGAGGAGACAGGCACCTTTGTCTCCATGCCTGGCGGAATCCTGCACCTGGAGCACAACCTGGTCGCGCTGTCAAAATGGGAGTCAATTACTCATAAACACCTCATCGGTAACGATAAAGTCACCGCTGAGGAGATGGCCCTCTACATCAAGTGCATGATCACAGATGAAGAGTATGACCCGTCGCTCCTGGATAGGATCCCCCCATCTGAGGTCGATCGCATCAGCGCCTACATGGGCGACACAATGACCGCAACAACCATCCGTGAGACGGGTGGAGAGTCTGGATCTGGCGAGTACACCTCATCCGAGCTAATCTACTACTGGATGATTGCTTGCCAGATCCCCTTCGAGTGTGAGACATGGCACATCAACCGACTACTCACACTCATTCGGGTCTGCAACCAAAAGAATCAGCCCGATAAGAAGATGTCCCAGTCCGAGATTATGGAACGGAACCGGGAACTCAACAGAGCCAGGCGAGCGAAGCTTGGTTCGAAGGGATAACAATGATCAGTCACGAAGACATTCCCGAGGAGGCGCTTGCTCCGCAGGCCCACATCGGTACTGATCCCATGGAAGACAAGGACATTCACGTGTCACAGACTACTGAGGTGATGAAGTGAGCGTCGCAGATCAGGTACTCGCTCGCGCCGCAGCGAGGATTGGTTACTATGCACCAGACGACCCTCAGCCCGGATCCGAAGCTGGCCGATACTGGGCAGCTCGAACTGGTCAGCAGTGGCTTGCTGGACCGTCCGACTCTGTTTGGTGGTGCATGCTCTTCGTCAGCATGTGTCTGGACGAGTGCGGGCAGATTGACGCTATTGGAGGATTCTCCTTTAACACTGACTACACCGTCAACAAGGTCCGCCAGCACCCTGACGCTTACTTCGTATCGGTTTACGACGCCCAGCCGGGCGATGTCGTCATCTACAACTGGGATGGCGGCGGCACAGACCACGTGGGCTTCGTCGAGAAGAACCTTGGCGGTGGCACGATCCAGACAATTGAGGGGAACACCTCGTCTGGCAGCTACGGCTCGCAGTCTGCTGGGAACGGTGTTTGGCGGCGTGTCCGCAATCAGTCGATCGCTTATGTGATCCGGCCTGCGTATACTGACTCTCCGAGCAACACTGCTCCCGCTGGCCCTGCTGACATCCGTGCGCTGCAGCGTGCAGTCCGGGCGACCCCCGACAATGTCGCCGGGCCGAACACTCGGTCTCGCTGCTACGCTCTTGCCGCGGCTTCCGAGTGGGGCGGGAAGACCTTCCCCTTCGGCGTGGCCTTCACGCAGTCCGTGGTTGGCACTGATCAGGATGGGATTTGGGGTGACGCCTCTGAGGAGGCACACGACGCGACAGTCGAGGCCGTTCAGTCTGCAGTCGGTGCCGAGGTCGATGGCGTCTATGGCGCCGAGACAAACACCAAGGTAAACGCCCTGCTCGATAGGGCCGAACAGCCGTAGGAGGCTCAAAATGGCAGCGCCATACTGTACTTTAACGGGAACTATTCCCGGAGGAGAGAATGGTCGGGCTCTTGTCCGAATCGTTCCTGACGTAAAGGGAGCTACGGCTACCGTCGAAGGCGCGGCAGTCTCGATGCGCGAGCACATGGTTCGGACAGACCAGGCTGGCGCTGTCAATATCGAGGTGCTGGCTCCGGGCGCTGGAGTAACTCCCTCTGGCGCCTGGACCCACACCATCTACATCGATTCCCCCAAGTTCGACATCGTCAAGCACGTTGCTCTGACTCAGGGTGGAACTATTGACATCATGTCCGCGGATCCCACACCCGAGATCTCCCCGCTTCCGTTCGGCGGTGGAGGTGGCGGAGGGGCTGGTTCGCCTGGTCCTCGTGGTCCACAGGGACCCACAGGGCCCAAGGGTGATCCAGGTCCTCCCGGGCCCAAGGGTGATGCTGGCGAACGCGGACCTGCCGGACCAGAAGGCCCTCGAGGGCTTCAGGGTCCCCCTGGACCTGCTGGCGGTGGAGCTGGAGGGACCCCTGTTCCTGGTCCCGAAGGACCGAGAGGCCCTGTTGGCCCTCCCGGACCTAAAGGTGACAATGGTCTTCCCGGCCCTCCCGGACCTGCTGGTCCCGCCGGGGCAAATGGTCAACCCGGACCAAAGGGCGATAATGGTGTAGTTGGACCCGCTGGCCCTCCTGGACCGCAGGGTCCTCCCGGACCTGCTGGAGAGCGTGGCCCGGCCGGTCAGGATGCGGTTACCCCTCAACTCGACAGGTATCTCACCAAGGACGAGGCGGCCAAGACCTACGGCGAGAAGGCTGACGTCGAAGACGCACTCCGACAGACGAACCCCTTCAAGAATGGTGCTCGGTACTACTCCCCGGTAACCTACTACTGGCCTGACTACTACCAGGATGGGAAGCCTGGGCAGTTCTCTAAGTGGGCTCAGACTCTGAAGTTCCGGGACAACCTCGGCTATGTCATCCTTAACCGCAATAGCGGTGACTGGGAGGCGCAGGAGGTAGACTTCCAGAAGCAGGGCGAGCTGGCTCTTGGTGCAGGAGCAAAGAAACTTCTGTTCTACATCAAGACTCAGTATGGAGCTGCGATCAATCCCGATTCCGAGGAGAACCGAGGTGTTCCCAATGCGGCTAAGTTCACCAAAGAGTACATCCTTGAGCAGCTGAAGCGCGCTAAGCACTGGTATGGCGACCTGGTACAAGGCGTCTTCCTCGATGAAGTCATCAACGGCTGGGATGCTAGGAAGGATCGTCTTCCGTGGTACAAGGATCTGATCGACACGATTCGCCGAGAGAACGGACTGGACTTCGTGATCGCCATCAACACCGGATCCAACATCTCCCCGGAGGTGTGTAACCTCGACTTCGACGTCTGTATGATGTTCGAGGGTACGGCGACAAAGTTCCTCCAGGAGGATCCGACTTCGCCGATTCTTCCGGACCACATGAAGGCTTATCCGTCCACTCGATGGTGGGCAGTGGTTCACTCCGTCACTTCGGAGAACTACCAGAAGGTCTTTGACAAGGCGGACAACCTCGCGATCAGCCACCTCTATGTCACCGACGGCTTCCTTGTTGAGGATCCTCAAAATGGTGGTCAGTGGCACCCGGTTGGGAACCCATACGAGAACCCCCCGGGCGCTGAGATCCGAGAGCTGATCATTCCGTGGCTCAAGGGGTACCTGAAGCTCAAGCTGAAGGTCGACAACCTCAAGATTCCGGAGGTCCCGAAGATGATTATCCTCGGACCTGATGATCCGGTGCCGGCTGGGACTCCGTCCGGGACGGTGATTGTTAGGCGGGCCAAGTAATGGCTAGCGTATTCCCAGTAATTGGTGCATGGTGGGGAGATAATGGCGCTCGAATAGGTGACGGGCGTCTGATCCGAAAGGGATCCAGCTCCACCCCATTCGAGAGTGCTGCCTATACCGTCGGTGATCGTAAGTGGACAGTCGAGATAACGTATACGGCGGATAGAGATACCCAGATCGCCATGAGAGCGAACTGGTTCCAGGCAGGTAAGCAGAAGACCGATAAACAGGACTTCATCACCACCTGGAATATCCGGGGCGGTACTAATGCGGCGATCAAGTTCGACTTCGAGCTTCCAAATAACGCCTATCCAATGTGGACACCATCCATTGCGGTTCCTAGTACTGAGAACGACATTACGATCCACAACTTCAACGTCTACGAGACACCAAAACCAGGATTGATATTTAATCTTTCTGGCGGACGTGGATCGGAAGTGAATGGTTTTGGTACTTACTACCTGCTAGGAAGTAGAGCTAAGGTCGGGGACCTGCTGGTTGTATTTTATGCTTCACAGTATGGAAATACTAAAGCTAGGCCACCTGCCGGTTGGGATTTTAAGTACACCAGTGACGCAGGCGGCAGATCTGGGTACGTAGCTGTAAAACGATGCACCAAGGAGGACCTGGATCAGAATATTAAATTCAACAGCGATTCTCCAACCGAGGCTAGAGAAAATTTTATTCTCTACTCTATCGAAGGCGTGTCTAATTACACGATACATCAATGGCAGCCGGGTATTCCGACCTTAGATGCCGCTAAGAAGAACCTCGTAGCAGTTCAGTATCACGCATACTCGTCTACAAAAGAACCAGTATGGTACCCACCTGAAGCAAAACATGTTACTACTGGCGGTAAGCGAGTAGTCAATGGCTCATGGTCATTGACCATCGGTGCTATAGCCAATTCGGTTAAAGAGACTTTTGGAGCAAGGGCTTACGCATGGGTTGAACTCGAAGAGAATAACCCTGTACAGCCTAAACCACAAGTCCCAGGAGTTGAGGTTGTAGGATCAGCTACATCCAATCTGGTATTTATATACCAAAATGGAGAAGAGCGCCCGGCTACTATGAAGGCCGTACCTCGAGGGTATAAAGACATCGGCACGATGATGATTACTCGCGGATTCCTCATCGCACACCGAGGCGGATCAGTTAGCTGGCCTGAGGCATCTATGCGGGCATACACCAATGCTGTCATGTTCGGAGCTGGAGCGCTAGAGGTCTCTTGCCAGAAGACGAAGGACGGCGTGTGGTTCCTTAACCATGACCGGACCCTTCAGCGAGTGGATAAGACTGCCCCCGATACTCCCGTCACTGAAATGACCTGGGCGGATATCCAGAAGTACACCACCATTGGTGAGCCGTTTATGACTGTCGAGGAGTACTTCGCGGCCTACGGCTCAAGCCACATCACGGTTCTCGATCCCAAGTATTCTGCTGCTCAGTGGCAGGAGCTTAAAAAGTTCTTCCCGACAGACGCCCATGGGCGAATCATTTGGAAGTTCTCGATCGATGCCGGATGGCTGGCTAACCAGTGGAAGGCTGATGGCTGGAAGTGCTGGGGGTACTCTTACCCGGATCATGTTACTGACGGCCGGATCAACGAGTGGCACAAGCCCTGGGACTACGTAGGTATGTCCTGGGAAGCAAGCGATGAGGTTTGGCGACGAACCACTGCCCTCGGAAAGCCGGTATGGGGTCACATCTGCCCTACTAGGCAGGCATATGATGACGCTCTAGCTAAGGGTGCTGTCGGATGCATGGTCTCCGGAGTGGCCAACATCTACTCCGAATCTCTAGTCTAGGAGAATCATGATTACGATCGAGAGTCAGGGAGACTGGAAACTCACCAGGAATTGGTTTGACAGAATGACGAAGTTAGACCTGGCTCTGATCATGAATCAGTTCGGAAAGGAGGGGGTTTCTGCTCTAAAGGCGGCTACCCCCTCCAGGTCGGGCGAGACGGCAGCTAGTTGGAACTACGAAGTCACGAGAACCGGCAACAACTGGAAGATCACCTGGACAAACTCACACGTAAATAACGGCGTAAACATCGCCGTCATCTTGCAATATGGTCACGGTACTCGTAATGGCGGGTATGTCGTTGGCCGAGACTACATCAATCCCGCTATCAGGCCCGTATTCGACAAGATAGCGAAGAAGGCCTGGAAGGAGGTCACTAAGTAGTGGCAACTATTGACGAGCGGGTAGTCTCGCTCAAGATGAATAATAAGCAGTTCCTGTCCGCGATCAAGGAATCCGCGTCCAGTATGGACAAGCTCAAGGAATCCTTGAAGATGGAGGGCGCTGCAAATGGACTCAAGCGAATAGGTGAGATCGCTAAGAACACCACTCTGGGTGATCTTGCTCGATCAGCAGTTGATGCTGCCTCCAACATGTCCGTCATGCAGGGCATCGGCCTTACCGCTCTCGGTGGAATCGGTGCTGCGGCAGTTTCTGCCGGAAAGTCGATGCTCCAGAGCTTCATTCAGCCTGCAATCGATGGCTTCAAGGAGTATGAGACCCAGATCAACGCGGTCCAGACCATTCTGGCAAACACCAGTCAAAATGGTACCACTTTGGACCAGGTTAATGCTGCACTCGACGAGCTGAACAAGTACGCAGACAAGACCATCTACAACTTCACCGAGATGACCAACTCGATTGGTACGTTCACAGTTGCTGGTATTGGTCTTGAGGACGCAACTAATGCCGTAAAGGGCTTCTCGAACATGGCGGCACTGTCTGGGGCAAATGCTACCCAGGCTGCAGGAGCTACATACCAGCTCGCCCAGGCAATGAGCGCCGGAAAGGTCCAGCTCCAGGACTGGATGTCACTTGAACGAGCCGGAATCGGTGGCAAGCAGTTCCAGGACGCCTTGATCGAGACATCTCGAATCATGAATACCGGGGTTGATGCAGCTATTGCTAAGCAGGGGAGTTTCCGACTTTCCCTGCAAGAGGGCTGGCTTACCTCCGAGGTTATGCTCCAGACACTGAAGGTCATGACAAACGACCTGTCTGAGGCTCAGATCCAGGAAATGGGGTATTCTGAGGAACAGGCCCACAAGCTCAAGATGCTGGCCGAGAATGCCAGTAACTCAGCCACCCAGATCCGAACTTTCACTCAGATGATCGGTACCTGGCAGGAAGCTATGGGTTCTGGATGGGCTGAGACCTGGCGAATCCTCGTTGGTGACTTCAACCAGGCCCAGCAGCTCTTCACAGAGGTTGGAAACTGGGTTGGCGGCGTCATCAACGACATGTCCGCGGCTCGAAATAACTTCCTCAAGGGATTTGTTGCTCTCGGTGGTCGTGAAGAGATCCTCCGGTCGATGCTGAATATCTTCACCGCGGTGGTGAAGGTACTCGGTCAGGTCGGAAGCGCATTCCGAAATGTATTCTTTAATGCTTCTCCAGAAGGTCTGTATCGAATTGTTAAGGCGTTTGCAGACTTCACAGAGAAGCTAATCATCACTGACAACTTCGCAGAGAAACTCGAATGGACATTCACTGGTCTATTCTCTGTCTTCCATATCTTCGCCACTATCATCGGCGAGGTAGCGCAAGTTGTCTTTACCGTCGCTTCACACATCGTTGCCGCTCTGTTCCCAGCATTCACGGGTATCAACTCTGGTGTATTCCAGATTACAAAGGTAATAGGCAAGGCCATCTTCTACTTTGACAAATGGTTCTCCAGCCTAGACCTTGGTGGAAAGGTATTGAAGCTGCTTCTCCCTCCGATCGACCTCGTCGGTAAGGCCATTAAGTGGGTTGTGGACAAGATCCATGACTTTATCATGTGGATCGACTTCACCGGCAAGGTTCAGAAGGTTGGAGATGGACTCAAGAATCTGGCTTCGAAGTTCGGTCTTGTCAAAGATGCACTTAAGAACTCCATCATCGGTAGAGAGTTCTCTGCGGCGATGGATTCTATCCACAGCGGTATCGACAAAGCTAAATCTAAGATCAATGAGTTCGGTAATAGTGTAGGCAACAAGCTCAAAGCTAAGCTCGTCTCCGGCAAGGCTGCTCTATCCGACTACTTCAAGGGCTTCGAGCTGGGGGATATGTCCTCTGCTGAGGCAATTGTCGCGTCGCTGGGAACTAAGTTCGATGAACTAGGCCAGAAGCTCAAGATCTCTGAAAAGGTCCAGTGGCTCAAGGATAAGCTCATTGAGCTGAAGGAAGTTCTTCTCGATACCTGGAACACTATTCAAAATAGTAGTGTCTGGGACAAGCTCGGTAAGGTTTTCTCGGATGTCGGTGTCAAGGTAAAGGACGTTGCTGTATCATTCCGAGATTGGGTTAATGGCCACGGCGAGGTAAAGGCTAAGGCTAAGGAAGCTGCGGGTGCAGTCTCTGAGGTTGGGTCTGCTGCGGCTCAAGCCGCCAAAGAAACTGGTCAGGCGGCCAAAGAGAACTTCCTCAAGAAATGGTTTGAGGACATCGAGCAGGTCGCTAGGGCTATCCATCTTCCTGAGCTCTTCGACACCATCAAGCAGAAGTTCGTCGAGTTCAAGGACTTCGTCACCAATACCTTTGCTCCGAAGGTCAAGGATGCAGTCAAGGGCGCATTTGGCTCTATTGGTAATGCCCTTAGCGATGCCAACTCGAACCTTAAGTCTTACGACATGGGTAAGATCCTTGTCGGGGCTATTGGCGGTGGAGTCCTGATTGCCTTCACCCGATGGATTAACTCCTTCAAGAAGAACTTCGACAAAATCGGTGATGTTGCTGAAAAGATTGGCAATGTCTTCGATAAGCTTGGAGGAGTACTTGAGGCATTCGAGCAGAAGGTCAAGGCTAAGGCTCTTCTGACGATTGCTATCGCCCTTGGTGTATTGGCTGGTGCACTGATTCTGATGTCACTGGTTCCTGCACCGAAGCTCCTAATCACTCTTGCTGTCCTCAAGTTCTTGTTCAACATGATGGACGACATGCTTGAGTCCATGACCAAAATGGTGGCATTCAAGAACGATTCGGTGCGAATTGTTGGGATGCTTATAGCCCTTGGTGCGGCCATGATCCTTATGGCTACCGCGGTTCGGATCCTTGCGGGGATGGACCTCAAGGGTGCTGTGGTTGGCATGGTCGCCATGAAGGTTCTTATGGAAACTCTCCAGACATTCATGACTAAGATGGCTGCAACTAAGGGTGTCGAGAGGGGCGCTGGAATCCTCCTAGCACTAGCTGCGGCTTGTGTTATTCTGTCACTAGCGGTATACACGCTTGGCTCCATGGATACCAGCAAGGCTGTTCAGGGTGTAGTTACCCTAGCGGCAGTTGTGGCTATCTTGTCGGGCTTCATGATGGTCGTCAGTAAGGACCCCTTCATGGGCAAGGGTGCTGCGATCCTCCTGTCTCTAGCTATATCTTGCAATATCCTTGTTGCGGCGATTTGGATGCTTGGTATGATGGACACTGGCAAGCTTCTCCAGGGCGTCATTGCTTTGGGTGTCATTATTGCGGAGCTATCCGTGGCAATGGCAATTGCGGGCAGGGCCAATGCTCGTGGAGCAGCAGCTATCATTGCTATGTCAGCGGCAGTTATTGTCTTGACTGGTGCAGTGGCTATCCTTGGTAACATGGACATCGAGACCCTTGCTAAGGGACTCATCGCTCTGGCAGCAGGTCTGGCGATTCTGGCCATCTCAATGGCGGCAGCAGACGCCTTCAAGGAAGGTGGAATTGCTCTAGGGATCGCCTCTATCGCATTCCTAGCCCTGGCCTCAGCAATGAAGACCCTTTCCACGATCACATGGGGCCAGCTCGCTATCGGGCTTATTGCCCTTGCTGGTGGTATGCTGATCCTAGTTGCAGCCGCTGCTGGTGCGCAGTACTTCGCGGTTGGTATGATTATTCTTACTGCAGCACTACTCGCACTAGGACTAGCTCTGCTCCCAATCTCAATTGGTATGGCTGCCTTTGCGGCAGTACTGGGTATCTGTGCCACTACTGGTGCAGCAGCATTCCTGGTCCTTACCGAGGGATTGAAGCAACTTGCAGCGATTCTACCCCAGGTAGCTATCGACTTCGCTAATGCTATTGCCAACTTCATCATCACCCTGGGGGCCAAGGCCCCGGAGCTGGCTGTGGCTATGGCGGCATTGCTTGGGGCGATCATTTATGCTATCAATGTCAATATTCCCGGCATTGTGGCGACATTGTTCATCCTGATCCAGGCGATGCTCACTGAACTAGCCAACCACGCCTATGAGTTCGGTGAGAAGGGTGCTACTATCTTAGCGGACTTCCTGAATGGTATTGCTGACAACATCGGTAAGGTGATTGACGCTGCTACGAACGTCATTCTCAACTTCCTTGATGGAATTGCTCGGAACGGGCCTAAGATTATCGACAAGGGTATGTGGACCGTCCTCAAGCTACTTGAGGGTGTCCGAGACGCCATCAACAAGTACGCTTACCGATTCAACAAGGTTGGTCGAGAGATCGCTTGGGCTATTGTCGACGGTATGACTGGTGGTCTAGCCTCTAAGGCCTGGAGCTTTGGCGAATCCATGGTGTCCTTCGCCAAGAAGGGCTATAACAAGGTCAAGGACTTCTTTGGTATTCACTCTCCTTCTCGATTGATGAAGGAACTTGGTGGGTATGTCGGAGAGGGCTTCGCTATCGGTGTTGAGAACACCGGCGAGCGTGTCGCTGAGGCGGGAGAGAACATGTCTAACGCTGCATACGACGCAATGGCTAAGGCGATTGGCGGAGTCAACGAACTCCTTGAGGATGACCCATCCTTCAAGCCGGAAATCAAGCCCGTTCTGGATCTCACAGAGATGCAGAAGCAGGCTAAGGGAATCAACAACTTCCTTCCCGCCATCGGAGTCACGGCTCAGGCTGCTAACGCGGCTAGGCCTCCTGCTCCGATCGCAGTTGACAATTCTGACAAGAATAGTCAAAATGGTGTTACAAACATCACATTCAACCAGACCAACAACTCGCCTGAGGCGCTGGATGCGGCGACTATCTATCGCCAGACCCACACTCAGCTTGCTATGGCAAAGGACAAGTTGACACTATGATCTCAGAGATCTCGTCCACGACCAAGTCGGGGGATCGTCTAACCATCGACATCACGAACCCCTACGAGTCGGGGGTCGCGGTCAAGGAGATTACTGGTCTGGGGCCAGTAAAGGCAGACATCAGCACTGATCGATATGCCTTGCTGGACGGAGCGTTCCTCAAGGGGGTCAGGGTTGGTACTCGCACTGTGGTACTGACTCTGATCCCCTGGGGGACCGACATTCAGGAACTCCGACTCAAGTGCTACTCCTACTTCGGAGTCGGGGAGACCATCACTCTCGGTGTGACTACCGACTGGCTTAACGTGCACTCCGGCTTCATCGTCGAGTCCGTCGAGCCGAACATCTTCTCTGAGCGACAGGAGATCCAGGTCTCGCTTCTTGGGCTGGACCCGTACTGGAAGTCCTCCGCTACTCAGATTCAGAAGGTTGTGGGCTTCAACGACAACACGCCTTCCTTCGAGTTCCCGTTCTTCTCCGAGCCCAACCATAAGCTCAAGTTCGGCGACATGACTAACTCCTCTGGTAAGGACATCCGGTACTTCGGTGACTACCCGGCTGGTGCGACCATCACAGTCGAGTTCTCAGGCACCGTGAGTAACCTTATCGTCTCAAATGTCACCTACAACGAGACAATGTCCATCTCTCGAGCTGGAAACTTCTACCAAGGCGAGAGTATCGTCATCGACACCCGACCTGGTAAGAAGTCAATTACTCACCAGGCTCGAGGTAGGAAGTCCTTCATCACGGGTGTTTTGGCTCCGGGGAGTACCTGGATTCAGATGCATCCAGGCATCAACACAATCGCCCTGCAGTATGCTGGGGGCGTTGACGACGTTAGCGTCTCCATGGAATACGACACTCTCTACAGGGGGATTTGATGCAGCTGTTCTTCGCGTTCCTCCATAACTACGAAACTCTCATTGAGGTTCCGAACAACTTCTACTCGCTGAACTGGACTGAACGGGCATATGACTACGGCCAGTTCGAGCTCCAGCTATACTCAGATCAGCCGGGTTATGAGTACAGTCTTGGGAACCTATTTATCCGAGACGACACGGATACCGTGATGGTCATCGAGACCGCTACGGTTAAGCAAGAGGATGACGGTGTCTATCTCCACAAGTACACCGGACGTTCGCTTGAGTCGATGATGGAGTGGCGAATCCTTCCGCACCGACGATGGATTGAACCCGATGCAAATGGGCAGTTCAATGCCCAGGCCATGGCTGAGGATGTTGCTCACAGCAACCTTGGTAAGGATGCAAAGCCTGAGCGAAGGATCGACAACTTCAACTTCCATAGAAATACCCGTGTATCTCAGATGGCCTATGTCAATGACACTGGGCAGAAGATCCAGGATGGTAAGTGGGTTATCTATGACCGGGCGCCCATTGCCGACATGTTCAAGAACGTCATCTCCGCATGCAAGCCAAATGGGTACTCGCTCTTCTACAAGATCAAGCTCGAGAATGGCGGTATCCACTGTTACATCACTGCCCCCCGGTTGATCAATACAATTACTCTTGCTCAGGAGAACGATAACTTCTCGGACTTCGAGTCTGTGGACTCTATCGTTGACAAGAAGAGTACTATCTACGAGATTTGGGACTCTGGCGACGTTGATATGGAATGGGTTGCAGACGGTAGCACCCACACCAGACCGCACACGCTACGCTCAGAGAACCCAATCACTCGGAGAGAGGTCTTGTGGGATAATACTCAGGTCCACAAGCCGTATTCTGTCAAGGACTGGAAGGCGCTTACGCCGCTTCAGAAGAAGCACATCTCTTCTCTGACTGAGGTGTGGTATCCCTTCTGGGTTCTGGACGCCATGTTCCCGAAGTACACCCCGCTGAAGATGATCTCGGGAAAGATCAATAACTTCTCGAATGTCCAGTACCGTGATGGCTTCGATGTAGGCGATATTTTCTACTACGTCCCGTCTGGAAGCAACCCAGTACCTATTGAGTGCCAGCTCACCGAGATGACTGAGTCTTGGTCGGCTGATGGGTTCTCTCAGGTTCCTTCCATCTCCATGTCGTCTCGCACCAAGTGGAATGGTGACGGCTTCCGTATCGACTTCACTCGCAATGGACCCGGTGAGGTCATTGTGCCTCGAGAAAGGGATTAGCATATGGCCATTACTAGCGGTTTCTACAACTCCGTGAATGGCGACCGTACATACGATGCCGATCAGTTCGGCTCGCTGTTTGACGGCATTATTGCCCCGGGGGTATTCCCAAACGTTGGTGATAAGTTCCGTGTTCGACCCACCAACAACGGTATGTCCGTCTACGTAGGCTCCGGAAAGGCCTGGTTGAACAACCGATGGGTTGAGAACTCAGGTGACGAGACGGTTACTCTGACCGGATCTCACGCAACTCTGGACCGTATCGACCTCGTGTGTGTTGAGGTTGACCGATCCAAGGCCATCCGCGGCGCGAAGATCAAGGTCATCCAGGGAACCCCTGCGGTTACACCCACGGTTCCCTCGGTGGATGACAATGGTGATCGCCAGACGTTCGCTCTGGCACAGATCAAGATCATCAAGAACTCTCGACAGATCACTGCCGAGAACATCATTAGCCTCGTGGGTAGTGCTCGGACTCCTTACGTGAGCGGGCCTCTGCAGAACATCAACCTTGACGCTCTCCAGGCCAAGCTGCAGGGTGAGTTCAACACCTGGTTCGAGTCCGTCCGAGACGCACTGGCTAACGCTGGTGGTAACACCTCGACAGATGTCGCTAACCTCAAGGTGAGTGACCGGAACCAGAATGAGCGCCTCCAGGCCGTTGAGGGCCGTATCGCTGGTACTGAGCTCAACATCACCAAGATCAACGAGAAGTTCAGCAATTCGGGTTCTGTCTATGGGATGCTGAACGATTCGAATGTTGGTGTGCACAACTCGATCTATCGAGGCGCCTCGCTGGGAAGCAACGTCACTCCATATCTACAGGCAATTCGAAGCGGTTCCTTCTCCGGGCTCTACCTCGGGGACTACTGGACATACTCGGGTATCACCTGGCGGATCGTGGCGTTCAACTACTTCATCAACATCGGTGAGCCCCCGTTCCGACAGAATCATATTGTGGTCGTCCCAGACTCATCTCTCTTCCGAGACGCATGGTCTACCACGATTCCGGACCAGCGCTCGTATGTGGACTCGACTCTGAACCAGTCCACCATGACGAAGGCTAGCCGCATGGCTGAGTCCCTGTTCAACCGATCCAACATGGTAGGCGTCTGGACTCGAGTTGCTACCGGATATGACGGGAACGGCTCAGTCAAGGACTGGCGCTGGTACAACCCGCATATCAACATCATGGATGAGGCTATGCTCTGGGGATCGTCGATCTTCAATGACTCACTCTCACGGGGTATCCACCACAACCAGTTCCCCGCCTTCCGGCTCAACCCCGCCCTTGTTAATATCGAGGAGGAGTACTGGCTTCGTGAGCGCGCTTCTGCTCAGACCGCAGTCTACATGAAGTCCACTGGCCAGTTCTCCCACGCCCCGCTGAACTACTCCTTCGGGGTTCGTCCCTATCTAGCGATCGGTTAATATGCAGCACTTTGGATTCAACCCACTGCTCGATATCGTTCTTGCGATATTCTTGTCAGTACTGGGATCTTCCGGAATGTGGGCTTGGATCATGAAGCGCAGTGAGCGGAAGTCCGCCACGTCAAGGCTTCTGCTCGGAATGGCCCATGACCGGATTGTATATGTCGGGAAGACTTATCTTCATCGAGGATTTCTCACCCTCGACGAGTATGAGGACTTCATGAAGTATCTTGTAGAGCCCTATTCCGAGTTCGGGGGGAATGGGCTTGCTGAGAAGATAGTGAATGAGGTAAAGAATCTTCCCGTAGTCCCCACCCCTAGACCCCCGACGAAGAGGAAAACCAATGGCTAAGCATCTCCAGGAGAGTAAGTTGAACAACAAGTCCTACGACATCCTCAAGTGGGTTGCGCTGGTCGCCCTTCCGGCTACCTCTGCGCTCTACCTCACGCTGGCGGCTCTGTGGCACCTGCCTCATCCGACCGAGGTTGCGGGCACTATCGCTGCGATCGACACCTTCCTGGGTGTGCTTCTCGGCGTGAGCTCCACCAAGTACCAGGGCACCCAGCCCTCTGGAGCCCTTCACGTGTCCGAGGACCAAGGTATCCACGCCACCTTCGACCAGGGCGTCGCCGAGATGCTCCGGAATGGTAAGGTGACGCTGGACGTCAAGCAGGTCTAAGCGAGAAAAACCTGCGGTATAATGAACCCCTAGAAAGGAGCCACACCCATGAAGAACCCTGACCCCATTCAGCAGACGATTGAAGCTGCTCTGAAGGAGGCCGAGCTTCACGATCCCTCTAGTGAGGACTACACCACAATTGCTCGAAATGTCGAGACTCTTGCAAAAGCCAAAGCCCTTGGCGAGAGCAAGAAGCTCAGCAAAGACGCAATTCTCGGCGCAGTCACCTCGCTGGCAGGTATCGTAGCCGTCCTCCAATACGAGCGACTTGCAGTCGTCAGCTCGAAGGCGTTCGGTTTGATCATGAAGGTTAAACCATTCTGAGATTCGCCTGGCCCCCTGTGCTATACGCATGGGGGGCTGGGCTTATCTTTTTTGCCCGCGAGGAAATCTCACAGTATATTGAAGACCCTACTCTGAAAGGACCTCCCATGCTCTACATCATCCTCAGTGCTATCACCATTGCTAGCGTTGTGTATGCTGTACACTGCCACCTCAAGAACCGTCGCCTCACCAAGCAACTCAAGTATGTTGTTCTGATGGGCACGACTCTCGAGGAGATGTACTCCGCATACTACTACGCAGCGAAGGAGCACATGGACCCGATTGAGTTTGAGAAGCTTTACGAGAAGCTGTGCTCTCACTGATAGTTCTATACCCCAACAAGGGGTATAGACTTTCGCGTATAAAACGGGCTCTATATTGAAACCCGTCATAGAAAGGATACTCTCATGAACCTCTCTCCTGCCGCTGCACAGGCCGCCCTCGACTACGCCGAGGAGCTTGCTGCTACTGGACTGAGCTCTGAGCAGTACGACCGCTACTACCTCTGACACAGTTCTAGATCCCGCCATGGGATCTAGGCTTATTTATTTTTGCTTAGTCACACCAGTCACAGGAGTCGCAGAATTAACACACTGTATATTGAAGACCCTTAGAAAGGAACCACAATGACCACCCTCCTCGCTCTTGTCGTTGCTCCCTTCGTCGTCATCGGCACCCTGCTGATTGTCGCCGAAATGTTCGGCAAGAAGAAGACCTGGAACTTCTGATCCTACCACCTTCCAGCCAAAGATCCCGCCATGGGATCTAGGCTTATCTTTTTTTTCGCAAGATAAACCAGCCCTATATTGAAGATCCTACGAAAGGAAAGACCATGCTCTACATCGCCCTCTGCCTTGTCACCATCCTCAGCATCTTCTTCGCTGTTGCTCACGAAGAGCAGAAGTACACCGCCTTCAACCTCAAGGCCCGCGTACGGACGCTCGAAGTTGAGAACGCGAAGTTGCGCGCTGAGCTGATGACTGATGGGGAATGGGATACGATGGTGGAACAGGCTCTCGCCGTTTCCCGTTGATCCAAGTTCTATACCCCAACATGGGGTATAGGCTTTCCGCGAGAAAAACCATGCCTTATATGAGACCCCTCTAATTTGAAAGGAAACCCTCATGACTGAGACCACCGACACCACCGTTGAGACCAACGATAAGATTGTCGAGTTCAAGTTCAACAAGGACGCTGTCCTGCCCGCTATCAAGCGCAACTCCAAGAAGTTGATTGCTGGAGCCGCTGTATTCGCAGCCGGTACCGCTCTCACCCTCATGGCGTTCCGCTCGGTTCCGGACACGGAAGACCCCGAAGAGCTTGAGCACGACGACCTCGATGAGATCGACGAGATCGAAGCCTCTGAAGAGACCGACTGAGACCTCATCCTATATCCCGACCTGGGATATAGGCTTTTCTAAGGAGAACACATGGCTAAGGTATTTGACTTCCTGATCATCTGTTTCTACGCTGCACTCGGATATCTTATATGGGATAAGATCGATGGCGCAGCCTCGGAGAAGATATTCCTCGAGACGATTATCGCTATCTTTGCTGCGGTCACTGTTATGTTCATAGAGATGGAGTCTATGGACTAGCCCTCGAGAAAGGACGCATCATGGAATTCGGACAATGGCTTGGTATCTACGGCCTACTCATGCTAATCTGGCTCGAGCTTCGTGAGATTCGAAAGAAGATGAAATAGCCCGCGAGAAAAACAGGTCCTATATTGAAACCCCTCCGTTTGAAAGGACCACTCATGACCCGCATCGCCGTTTCGATCATCAAGACCGTGACCTTTATCCTCGGAATTGTTCTCGCATCCTGCTTTATCGGCAGGGGTGCGAACAGCCGGATGAAGCACGTTGTTAGTGTTCAGCAGCGTTTCATCGCGCGCCGTGATCGTAAGATCAACCGCTGGTAATTCAGCACTATACCCCGACTTGGGGTATAGGCTTTTCCTCGAGAAAGGAGCACACATGTTCGAGGAACCACCGATCTACTACATCCTCATCAGCCTCATATTCCTGATCGTCTTCGGCGCAATCAGCTTCGCAACCTGGCTGGTATGGCTCACGTCCATCACCTTCTTCGCCAAGCTGGTCGTCACGGCGATCGGGTTCCTGCTCGCAGCCATGACAGTCATTCTCTACACGATCTCGGCGGAGTGATATGTTAGTCGTACTTCTCGGTCCAAGTTGTTCAGGCAAGTCCACATTCCAGAAGGAGATGGTTGAGAATGAGGGATACCATGCAGTCCGCACTGCAACCACCCGACCTAAGCGTATGGGAGAGGACCCTTCTTCCTACTACTTCCTCAAGGATAGTGCCTTTGCAGAGTGGGAACAGCGAGGAGATCTTATCTGTAGTGAGGTCTTCCGAAACTGGCGATACGGGGTACCACGTGACGAGATTGCCAGGAGGGGAGACCGCCCTAATCGAGTTGTCATCCTCACCGTCGACGGTGTCATGGAACTCCTTGCTCGACATGCAGATATCATCGTCGGAGACGCTCTGTCCGTACTCTACCTCGGTGTTGATGGAGCAACCGCAGAGTCTCGCGCATATTCTCGAGGGGACGACCGACGAGAATATCTCCGACGAATGGCGGCCGACTCGGTCGATTTCCGAAGGTTCCCAAGTGAGAACGGTATCTGGGAGTTTACACCGGATTATATTCTCTCTTGCATCAACAATCGCAACAATTGGAAGATCTATCCTCGCCTGAAGCAAGTTGAAAGGAAGCACAAGTGAGCATCATCTGGTGGACCCTGTATATTCTCGGGGCCCTTACCGCATTTTGTGCCTGGGTACAGATCATGGCTATGGTCGGAACCTATACCAAGGCCCGTCGAGACCGAATCGAGGGTAAGTACTCGGGAATGACTCGCAAGGATATCGAGTCTCTAGTCCGGATGGAGATCGAGGCATATTTGAGCAAGGAGGACAAGTGATCAATGCGAACGGTGTTACGCAATTCTTCAAGGCAAACGCTCCGGCTATTCTCACGGCCTCGGCATGCGTCGGGACCGTTGCTACGGCCGTACTCACAGCGAAGTCTACTACGCTCGCAGTCGAGAAGATTGCAGACTACTGTGAAGCCAATCTTCGCTCACCCGAGGACCTCTCGTGGAAGGAGAAGTTCGCAGTATCATATCGAGTATACATTCCCCCGGCCATCGCAGGCGTATGCACTCTGGTATCGATCATCGCGGCGAATCGTATTCAGTACTCTCGAGGAGCGGCGTTCGCACTGGCTTACACAGGTTCGGAGGCGGCGTTTAAGCGATATCGAGAAGCGGTGGCGGACGTGGTTAAGCCGAAGGACCTGGATAAGGTTAAGGCCCGCGTTGCAGAGAAATCGGTTCAAGAAGCTGGCGCGCCTGTGTCCGGAACCGTTCTTGTGGCCTCCTCGGGAGAGGTACTGTGCTACGATATTTTCTCAGGTCGATATTTCAAGTCCGACATTGAAACAATTCGTCGAGTCGAGAACAACATCAATGGGCAGCTCAATCTCGAGTGTTATGCCTCTCTCAATGAGTTCTACAATGGCCTCGGGCTTCCTCCCATCGCGGCAGGAGAGCTTGTAGGCTGGTCTGAGCCGAATTCCCTCTCGGTGGAGTTCGGTTCTCAACTGACGGAGAAGGGTGAGCCTGTCCTAACCGTCGACTTCCTTGTCGCCCCCAAGGAAAACTACTTCAAGATTAACTGAAAGGAAACCATCAATGTTCTCTCACATCATCCGCGTCCGTGGTATCTTCGACGACGAGCCCACCACCAAGAAGCTCTACTTCCACATGTCTCGCCGTGAGATGTTCGACTTCATCAAGCGGTATGACAATGTGACAAACTTCGAGAAGTGGCTCCAGGCTGCTATCGACAACGAGGACCTGTACACCATGATGAAGTTCTTCGATGACCTCATCGGTACCTCGTACGGTGAGCGTCAGGGCGAGCGCTTCGTCAAGTCCGAGCAGATCAAGGAGTCCTTCCTCAACTCGCCGGAGTACGAGGAGCTCTTCGACCAGCTTATGGACAACCCGGCTCTTGTCCGGGAGTTCTACAACGGTATCCTCCCTGAGAAGATCATGAAGCAGGTCAAGGAGGACCCGAAGTACAAGGAGCTCGACGACAAGCTGAAGGAGACTGAGCTCAACAATCTCTGATCCATATTTGGGGGCCCTGGAGAAATCTGGGGCCCCCACCTCCTTGAAAGGGGCCACCTTTGTCAGCACCAATCCGTCCGAACCTCCCATCCAACAGCAAGCTCCCAGAGCGCAAGAAGGTTGAGCAGGTCACCACTGCCACTGTCACCAAGAAGAAGTCTAGCTTCGGAACAAAGGCTGTTTCAGCTTTTGTTGGAGAGGATATCCACAATGTCGGCGAGTATCTACTCTACGATGTTACTATCCCTGCTATCAAGAACACACTCTCGGATCTGGTCAGTCAGGGCATCGAACGTCTCCTCTTCGGAGAGTCTTCTCCTCGAGCTCGCAGCTCGTCCGGGGGGTCCCGTGTCTCATACGGATCATATTCTCGACCAGGCTCAGCACCAGGCAATCGCCGAGACGCTTCTCCTCGTTCACGTCGATACCATGATTTCTCAGAGATCGAGCTCGAGTCCAGAGATGAAGCTTATCTCGTTATCGACCGACTTGGCGACATCATCGAGGAGTACGGTCTTGCCACCGTCGCCGATCTCTACGATCTCTGCGGTATCACTACCGAATACACTGACGAGAACTGGGGCTGGACTTCGGCCCGGTACATGTCGGTAATTAGATCTCGCCGAGGCTACATGCTTCAGCTCCCGAAACCCGACCACATCAATGCACGATGAATCCTCAGCAAGTGCGGCTTGAGCTTATCGCCGCCTATCCATTCTCAGACAAGTGGCGTCGCCGTGTTGAACGCATGGAAGACGACCAGGCAATCGCAATCTACCTTCGACTCAAGAAAGCAGGACGTATCAAATGAATCTCGGAATTGTCACCCGTCTCGCTGGACGCGCTGGACTGGTTCTCAGCAAGCACGCCCCTACCATCCTGACTGCCGCTGGTACCGTTGGCTTTATCGGTACCACGGTTCTCGCCTCTAAGGCCACCCTCAAGGTTGAGGAGACCCTTGCTGAGGAGACCGCCCTTCTCGTTAAGGTCCACGAGGCCCACGAGGACGGTAAGCTCACCGACAAGGACGCCACTCGGGACAAGGTTATTCTCTACACCCGAATGACCACCAAGCTCGCCAAGCTTTATGCCCCCGCCCTGATTCTTGGGGCGGCCTCTATCGCCTCTCTGATCACCGGTCACGGCATCATGCTCAAGCGTAACGCCTCTCTGGCTGCCGCATATGCTGCTGTCGACCAGGCATTCAAGACCTACAAGAAGAAGGTCGAGTCCAAGTTCGGTAAGGACGCAGTGCTGGACGCCATCGTGTCTGTCGCTGACGAGGACCTCACCAAGGACGAGATGACTCTCGAGGCCATCTCTGCTGTCGACGGAGTCTCGCCCTATGGCGTTATCTTCGACGACGAGAATGTCAACTGGTCCGCTGATGAGGACCTGTCTATGCTGCACCTCAAGTGCCAGCAGCAGTACGCGAATGATATTCTCCAGACTCGTGGGCACATCTTCCTCAATGAAGTGTACAAGATGCTCGGGTTCCCGCACACCCCCGCTGGTGCTGTGACTGGTTGGGTCAAGGGCAACGGCGACGATTTCGTTGACTTCAACATCTTCGAGGGCACCTTTGAGGGCGAGGACAAGAACGGTCGTACCGTCACCAAGTGGGCGCTGGACTTCAACGTTGACGGCGTGATGTACGACAAGATCTCAGGTGA